AACGCTATATTTGCCGCTAATCAATCAGCACAACGCGGCTTGCCACAATCAAGGTAAATAAAATGGCTACATTAAACACAATTTTATCGGTTGCAGAAAGTGTTGGGATTAACGACCAGCGTTTTGTTGGGCAAATGGTTTCGCGCAATCAACGCATTAGCACATCGGAAATTCTTACCGTTCAGCCATTTGCTTTTGACATTAAACCAATGTCATATTTACTTTATAGCCAAAACCGACCATTGTTAAGCGCATTGCGTGAAGCAGATAAAGCAACGGAACAATACTTAAATTTTGGAACAACAGGTTGGATAAATTATATTGCTTATCAAGGTGATCTTACTGGCACACAAATAAGCGCGTGCCAATGGCAAGCAACAAGCGCAGGAAAAACATTGGTTCTAGGGGCATTGCCGTCAGTTTCAAGTGGAACATATATAGTTCGCACAGGTGATTTTTGCCAAGTTGGTCGTTATGCTTACATTGCAACTGCGGATGTAACAAGGGGAAGCGGAACAACTGTAAACATTCCTGTTCATAGAAGTTTAATAACAACTTTATATAGCACAAGTTCATGCGTAATTGGACAATATGGAACAACTATTGCATTGGGTGGAAATACATTTACTGGAACAACCTTTTGCGTTATTTTGCGTGAATATCCAACTTACACATTAGTTCCAATGACTAATGACAGTTTTATTTCATGGACAGGCAATTTTAAAGCGTTTGAAGCGGTTTTATAATGGAAAACATAGTTCCCTTACAGAATACAAATAACATTCGCCTAGCGGATTTTGTGCGCGTTACAACAATAGTTGAGGGCGTTGAAACGGTATCTTTATTTTCAACTGCGCCTTATTCTATAACTGTAACGCTTAACGGAACGCCACAAACTTTTAATGGTTTATCATCATTAGTTCAAATTGGCGATGTTCAACGCGACATTAAATCAACTGCAAATGAAACATCGGTAACGCTTGTTGGTATTGATACAGCGTTGCTTGGTTGGGTATTAGGTCAAAACATTAAAGGTTCAAAGATTGAAATGTGGCATGGGTTTTTTGACACAAACAATGATCTAATTACAACTGGCGGCGATAACGGGCTTTATAAATTTTTTACAGGCTATATAAATGCTTTTACTATTAGCGAACAATGGATGGAAGATTTGCGTTTGTTTGTTGGCACAATCAATGTAAACGCATCAAGCATACAAATTATTCTGCAAAATAGAACGGCTGGGCGTTATACAAATGACAATGCTTGGCAATTTTTTAATGCTGGCGATACATCAATGGCAAGGGTAAATTTTATTCAATCCATCAATTACTTTTTTGGCAAAAGTTCAGATCCCAACGCTTACAATACATGATAAGGCAGGCCAATAAGTTTGATAAAAATGGCATCATGGATTTGATGCGAATGTTTAGGGATGAAAGCCCTATTCAGCAATATAAAGATTTAAACAATGTTGATTATATAAGCCGCTTATTAGATACAATTATTGCTGGCCAAGGCGTAATATATATTGAAGAAAATGTTGGCATGATTATTGGTGTAATTCAGCCAACAATATGGTGCGACAAAACTTTTGCGTTATATGAATTGGCTTGGTATGTTAAGCCTGAAAACAGGAACACAAGCGTTGGTTATAGGCTTTTAAGCGCGTATGTTTTGCACGCCAATAAATTAAAAGATGAGGGCAGAATTAAATTGTTTACCATGAACAAGATGATTACTAGCCCTGACATTAAATATGAAAAATTTGGGTTTACTAAAATAGAAGAAGGCTGGTTGCAATGATTAAATTTTTACTGCTTTTTATAGTTTGGTTTACCTATTCAATTCCTGCTGTTGCGGTTGGTTCAATTATTGCTGGCGCATTATTGCTTACAGGGGCGCAAGCGGCAATCGTGGCATTTGCAATCAATATGGTTGCATCAATGATCATTTCAAAAATCTTTGCGCCAAACTTACCTAATCAACAAACAGAACCTAATGTTGGAAACCGTCAGCAAGTGCCGCCTGCTGGCGATAACAAATTGCCTGTTGTTTATGGTTCAGCATGGGTTGGCGGCATAATTGTTGATATGTCTATTAGTGAAGATAACCAAGATTTATATTGGGTTATGGCATTAAGCGAAGTTACTAATAGCGAAAATGGCAATACGCCGGATGTATTTACTTTTGGCGATGTTTATTGGGGTGGAAAAAAATGTGTATTTAGCACAACGGCCGGCGAAACTTATAAGGTTACAGGGTTGTTGGATGAAAGCACAGGGCTTACGCAAGATATTGCAGGCTACATGGATATATATTTATATCGCAACGGTTCTTATAACCCTGCAAATAGCAGTTCAAATGCTATTAGCGTAATGAATACAAGCGGCCTAGTTTATACATGGGATGAAACAAAGTTAATGTCAAATTGTGCATTTGCTATTGTTCATTTGAAATATAGTCAATCACGCAATCTTGTTTCATTAAATCAAACACGATTCCAAGTTATAAATCCGCGTAATTCAGCAGGCGATTGCATAAAAGATTATTTAACTAGCACTAGATATGGTGCGGCAATAGATGTTGCAAATGTTGATGCAACAAGCATTACTGCTTTAAATACATATTCAAATGCTTCTATTACTTACACAACATATAGTGGTGGCACATCAACACAGCCGCGTTTTAAATTTAATGGAACAATAGATACTGCCGCTAAAATAATGAATAACATACAAGCAATGGCTGATTGTTGCGATTGTTTAATTCGTTATTCTGAAATAACATCGTTATGGGGTGTTATTGTTCAAAAACCAACTAACACTATTGCTATGGATATAAACGACAGCAATATGATATCGGCTATTTCAATCAGCCCTATTGATCTGTCAAATTCATTTAACATTATTGAGGTTAAGTTTCCCGACAGTTCAGCACAGGATAGTTTTAATAGCGCATCATTTGATTTAGCGGTTATTAACCCTGCGTTGTTATTTCCTAATGAACCAGTAAACAAACAATCTGTTAGCCTTATTCTTTGCAACAATAATGTTCAAGCACAGTATTTAGCCAATCGCTTTTTAGAAGCGGCGCGTGAAGATTTGCAAATGCAAGTGGATATTGATTACACAGGTTTGCAACTTGATGCTGGCGATATTGTTACTGTTACTAATGCAAACTATGGATGGGTTGCAAAAGAATTTAGAATTGGAAAAGTAACGCAAAAATTTAATGAAAGCGGTCAAGTTACAGCCACATTAAGTTTAATGGAATTTAATGGTGCGGTTTATGATGATGTAAATGTTACGCAATTTACGCCAGCCCCTAATACGGGAATTGGATCACCAATTACTTTTGGCGTTGTTCCTGCGCCAGTTATTTTGTCTGTTGGCGAATCTGCCGCAGTTCCTTATATTTTATTGAGCATAACAACATCAAGTGCAGGAATTACCCAATATGCTGAAATATATTATTCAGCCTATCAATATCCAACATTTGAACAAATGATATTAGCAGGAACAACTGAAATAAATGCTAATGGCAATCCTTATGGGCAAAGCGTAGCAATGCCATCTGTTTCATTAACAAACATAAGTGCAGGAAATTGGTATTTTTTCAGTCGCATGGTTAATAGTATTGCAAGTTCAAATTTTAGTCTTGCAAGTATAGAATTAAATTGGCGACCAATTACCTATCAATATGTTGATCGGTATGTTGTTGTTGCTTATGCTGACGATATTGTTGGCGGTGGATTTAGTTTAGATCCACGCGGCCATTCTTATTACGGATTATTAAATGTTCCGTCAGCAAGCCCAAGTTTAGTTGCGTCTGACTATATTTGGTATGAAGCAACCCCAAATCCTTTTGGAACATCTAATTATTTATTATTTGCAAATAGACAAAATAGAAGATGCACATTTGCAGTTTCAAATGCCGCATATCAAGGCATTGGCGGTTCATTTGTGCCAACTGAAACATCAATTTATGATGCAACTTTATGGAGTGGTTTAGAAGATGGCGTAAACGCTATTGATTTGGATATGCGTTCAGGTCAATTAACCAAAATTGGCACATCTAGCGTTAGTAGCGCGGATGGATTGTTAAATGTTTCCAATAATACTAACGGAACAATGATTGTTGCATTAAACAAATTCTTAAACTTTGGAAATGGTGTTTATTCAAAATCATTTTCACCTGCAAATTTAACGATTGATGTTTATGGCCGCGTTGTTGGATTTACTGAACAAGATGAATTCTTTTTTACTGAAACTGTATTTACTGCAACATCGGGGCAAACAAGTTTTAGCGTTACACATATTGTTGGGCAAGTTTTAGTATTTAGGAATGGTATTTTAGTTAATACAACTGAATATACTGAAACAACATCAACTGTTGTTTTAACCAATGCTTGCGTAACAGGTGAAATTATTATTGTATTAAATATGCGTGCGGTATCAACTTCAGCATTTTATGAACCTTTGCTTATATCTATTGCATCAAGCACGACAAATTCAATTACTTATAATGATTTACCTTATCAAAAAATTGTAGCAGGCGATTTGCTTACTTTTTCAAATACAGGAACGCCATCAACATTTACAGTTAGCACTATAAATTATTCAACCAAAGTGATTACATTTACAGGCACAATTAGCGGTGCAACTGTTTCCAATAATGTTTATCGTTATCGTGCGGCAGGTTCATCTTATACGCCATTTAGCCGATGGACTGAAACATTTACGGCGGTTAATAGTTACACATCAACAGAATTTTTAATAAACAATGGATTTGAACAACTTTATGTAAATGGTAGTCAATTTAATGAAGTGGATTATAATTTGTCATCTAATGTATTAGATGGATTTCCTGCGCCCGTAACTGGAATTGTAGATATAATTCAATTTTCATCTAATAATTTAGGCATTCCATGTTCTAACATAACAAATTCCGTTGCTTATTCAATAAGTGGGGCTTTAACATATACATTTGCAAATAACCCATTAGCAATGGAAGTTTATGCGAATGGTGTTTTATTGGTTAAAGGTAGCGGAAAAGATTACACAGCAACATCGGTTGCATATAATTTAACAACAGCATTTGACAATAATTTTACATTACTTAATCAACAAACCTTTGCAAGAATCGGGGCGGCATAATGACACAATCTTACAATTTATCGCAATTAGCAAACAATTTAACATCCGCAGGATTACTTGATGCGGCGGATGGATTAGTTAATGCAGTTCCTATTGCTAACGGTGGAACAAATGCCACAACAGCAAGTGCGGCAAGAACAAACTTAGATGTAGCGCAAGCAATTTATTCTGTTCCATCAGGCGGAATTATTATGTGGTCGGGTTCAGTTGGATCAATTCCAACGGGATGGTTTTTGTGTAATGGTGCAAATGGAACGCCCGATTTAAGAAATAGATTTATTGTTGGTGCAGGTTCAACTTATGCTGTTGGCGCAAGTGGTGGTAGTGCAGATGCGATTGTTGTTAGCCATACTCACACAGCAACATCAACTGTAACTGATTCAGGACACGCGCACGATGTTCAATTAAAATTTGCTAACGGTAGTGGTGCAGGTTATAGCGTGGCAAACGGCGCATTAACAGGTTCAAATTTAACACTTTTAACACCCGGCACTAATTCTGCAACAACAGGAATTTCCGTTAGCACATCTAACACTTCAGCAGGTGTAAGTGGCACAAATGCAAACTTGCCACCATACTATGCTTTGTGTTGGATTATGAAATCCTAGTTTTATTTTTATAATATATAAGTTACAATGCTTTAACCTATAAGATAATATAAGACCGCGTTTCGGTGAGGGCATCGGCGCGTCATTACCTAGTAGGGGAAAAACATGGCAGTATTTAACAAAAACAGCATTACCCAAGTTAGTGGGTTTGACAACCCATGTATCACAGGCGAATTAGTCTATCAGCAAAAAACCTTTTGGAATTTGTCGCTAACATCCGAAGATGGCACAACCCCTGTAAATTTAACTGGCGCAACTATAAACGCGCAAATTATTCGCAGAACATTATCCAATGTGCAAGATTCCCGTTATGGGCTTTCATTTGACATTGGCGATTATACCCCAACACCAACACCAATATCGCTAACCATAGCCAACCGTAATGATTTGGCAGGTTCATTTACTTTATTGATTGATGATACATCGTGGCTTGCAGTTGCAAGCGATCCCGATTTAGCAATTGATAGTGTAAATGGCGCAGGCTTTTCAGGGCGAATTAAAATAAGTTTCCCTGCAACGGGTTCTGTTCCTGCCGAAGATAACATTATATTTTTATTGTTCCTTGTGCGTTCAGACGCAATTGTTAAAGTTTAGGGGGGCTTATGGCATCATTAAATGTGCAAACTGTTCCTAGTAACACAAATGTTACTGTTCAGGATGCAAATAATTTAAGCGTAAATGTTCAAGGTGGCAATAATATCAATCTTGAAGTTACACCAACCCCAACTCAAATCGTTCAAATCAATCGGGGCATACCCGGTCGGGATGGTGGGGATTTTATCGGCGGTTATCCTGTAATTATGTCAAACATTCAATATCGCGATGTTGTTATGTTTGGCACTAATCAATGGAATAATGTTAATCAAACTGAAATAAGCGATGGCGGCAATTTTTAATTAAGGAATTATCATGGCAAATACAATACGAATTAAACGCAGGGCAAGTAGTGGTGGCGCAGGCGCACCAACAACATTGGAAAACGCGGAGTTAGCCTTTAATGAAGCAACCAATATACTTTATTATGGAACAGGCACAGG